CATAGGTCTTGCGCTATGCTTCTGCTAACAGTATATCTCTACGCAATGCCATCGTTATGGCGTTACGTTCTAAAAGTTTTTTAATTGTATTTCAATATCATTATTGACAATTACAATCTTAGATATTATGCTTTTAAGTACAGAGTTTTTCTTAGCCTTGTCAATGTGACCCCACATATCGGCAAGGTTTTTTATATTTTCATAAACAAACTCTTTCTTTTGTGTATTCAACGGACTTTTGGCTTCTTCTGCTATTTTCATCTTCATCCCATCAATTTTCAGTTCCAGGTCTTTAATCATGTCAAGAACGGTGTCGTTTCCGTCTGCATATAAAGAATAAAGCCTTTTTAACTTTACTTTTTCTTTATCAAGCTGCGATTCCATGATTTCAAGTTTACTTTTTTTCTCTTTCGGTTTGCTTTTTGAAAGATTAACAGATATTTTCAAAATCTCTTTTTCGACTTGCTTCTCAATATCAATCGCCCACACAAGAGAGTTATCGCAATTTTCAGACCAGTTCGGGATGTAATTCAGATCCTTGTTTCTAGAGCAGCAATAAATCCGATGCTTTCCGTGCGTCCATTTCTGATATCTCATTTTGCATCCGCATACTCCGCAATAGCATAATCCGGTAAGCAAATTCGTTTCTCGATCAAAACATTTTGTCCTTGTTAATCTCCGTGACTTTCTGATTTCCTGTGCAAGTTCGAATCGGTTTTTGTCAAATATTGGATCGTGAAGTCCTTGAAAAACATCTCCTTTATACGGTATCATCCCAATGTTTACAACTCCGGTAAGTATTCTTCTGACAACAAATTCGCTTTTATATCCAAACATTTTCATTATTTGTTCATCAGAATATCCGCTTATAAACATTTCCAATGCTTGTCTTGCCTGTTCTGCCCTTTCCGGTATTGGAATTAATGTTCCAGATTCCGTATCATATCGGTAGCAATAAGGAGTATTTCCACCGCCCATCCAATATCCTTTTTTGACTCTTTCAAGCATTCCACCACGCATTCTCAACAACATAGTGTTTTTGTCAAGCTGCGCAAAAACAGCCATCATTTGTGTGTAGGCTTGCTCCATAGGGCTGTCATAGCTTACACTGTCATGCACACACTTAAATTCTACTTGATTCGGCATGAAAACTCTCTCTATCAAGTATATTCCATCAACCATGCTACGTGAAAGCCTGTCCAGTTTAAAAGCAACTATGCATTTTATCCTGTGCTTTGAACAATCCGTAATCAGCCTTTGCAAAGCCGGTCTATCGGTATTTGCGCCTGTATATCCATCATCAATATACCAATCAGATATGATTAACTCATTTTTGCGGCAATATATTTCGATATCCCGTTTTTGGCTATCCAATCCATTTCCTTCTTCTGCCTGTTTTTCCGTTGAAACACGCATATATGCGACACAATTCATTAAAACATTTCTCCTTTCTTTAGTAAAAATGCCGCATACATCACGATATACGGCATTTTACTATTATTATATTTTCCTGTCAATCCAACAAAGAAACTATATATTCTATGATCTTTTGCGAAAGTTCCAATTCTTCCGTTTTAACTTCTTCGCCATTCAGAGTGACTTTTACCATTTTACAACTCCAATCTTTTTATTTTAGATTTCAAAAGAAGAATTTTTCTGTTTACAGAACGATTGCACAAATTTAAAGCGTAAGCAATTTCTGTTATGGATTTTCCTTTTGACAACATTAAAAATATTTCTTCTTCGTCTTTCGTAAAATTGGCATTTTGAAGTATTCTATCAAGTTCCGGCTTTGTAAGTTGGGATAACTTCATAAGCCGTTTTCCTTTCATTATATGAGGTTATTTGTTCTGTTATGCAGATAATTTTTATTTCCACGGTAATTCCGGTAATGGTGTCCAATGAGTAATTTTCTGATCCGATGCCCCTATCCACCTTCTAATACTAAAGTTGTATTTAGCAATAAATACGTTTCCACAATCAGATAATACGGCAACAACTTCGCTTGAATGAAGAATGTGTATGTATTCGCTTTCTGGTATCGGAGGTAGGTATTCTTCTACCGGAATCCATCTTCCGTATTCTTTCTTTTTCCCGATTATTTTGTCAATATCATTTTGTGTTAGCATCAATTCCACCGCCTTTCACGATTTCTATCAAATCCTCTACCAAATCAGCAACTTCATACATCATCATGGTGTCGTAGGATTTTTCCTGTTGTTCTGCGTCGTTATTTCCGTACTTTGTACAATCCTTAAGAAATGCCGTTCTTTCTTCTAACTGCTCCACAACTTTGTCTGTATCATACATTTTGCTTTCAGCAAAAGCATTTATCAGCATATCCGCTGTTTCTTTCTCGTAGTTTCCACATATTACATCCATGTCGGCCTTAACACGTTCAAAAAAATCAGCAAATCTGTCTGTCCAGTAATCAATTTCAAATTCCTCGGGAATATCAATCAGTGTCTTCATTTCCTACACTCCAATCTATTGCCTGTCCACACTTCGGGCAATACCAATATGTTTCAAACTCCTTTTTATGAACCTCGCAACCATTGTGGCCTCTGTACCAGTTTTTTCCGTTAAACCTCGGCTTTTTCGGTGTGTTCTTCTCCATAAAGTCAATCAGGTTACTAAATGTAAGTCCTCGTCCTACAAGTTTGTCCTCAAACTTCATGTACTCTTCTGCTGCTTCAATCGTAAACTTCCGCTTAAGCATTTCCTTGTAAAGTTCCATTGCGGTCTTGCATTCTTCTGGTGTTCCGATTTTCTGATACTGTTCAATTTTCGCTTCCAATTCCTCAATGTATTCATCTTTATGGTCGCAGTTTTGACAAATTTGCGTAGAATGGTTTGCAAATACATTCTTAATTCTCGGATTGACTATCGATGTATGCCAACGATTAACCTCTTCCAGTGCCTTTTTACAGGTTTGCGCAAATTCTCTCATCGTTGTAAAATCCATATATCCAGTGGAATCATTACGAAAAGCACTTTCTACACCATTATTAACACTTAACGAATTGATTAGTAAATCACATCTTTCCTTTGCTTCATTCTCTGTCATGGCTACTCCTTTCAGTTATTTCCATGTTGAAAACAACCTATTTTCTTTTAGCTTGGCTTCGGCTTCCTCATAAGTAAAAAATAACGTGTTGCCAATTTCACTTACTTCTACATCGGTTGCATTTTTGCACCAGTCTGTAGGATCCAAGTCATGCTCTGGATCTGGAATCCTATACGGAAAAATATCTTCATCTGATGCAAGTCTTATGAATCCTTTTCCAGTAACAGGATCAATGCTTAACCCACAATGCACACACTCTACAATTTCATCCTCATAAATGAGATATACATTATCTCCATTTTGTAAATATGCTTCTTTGCATGGAAATCGCATAAGCAATCCTTGTTCTTCAGCATCCTCCATGTCTTTTAATTTAAAGTATACTTTCAGCCAATATTCAGCATTGTCTGTAAGTGTTGGTATTTCTTTATCACTATTTGTTAATCTTTCCATTCCTACACCTCCAATAGTTCTGGATTATCAAAAATATTACCGATATTTTCCCATTCATCACTGCATTGCAGATAAAACAATGGTGTCATTTTATGTTTTATAGATATAGTTCCTTTTTTCCACAAAACATAACCGTTTTTGATAATTCCTATTCCATCTCCATCTTCAGAATTGTAATAGCGACAAATATCATTCTCCCAAATCAGTTTGTCGTTCATATCCTCAAGTCCGGTACACTGGCAGATAGTAGATGCATCTACAATGCAACGACAATAAAAACCTAAAATGTCCTTTGCATAGAAATAATAACTTTCGTTACCCTTTTCTGTGCAAAACGGGTATGACAGATATCCTTCCACCCATTCGCCGGTATCAATCCGCTTTGCGCGGAACATATATCTATTCTCCATCTTTTTCCTCACTTTCCGCTCCTTACCATACAAAACAACAGCTCTGTTAATGACTTTTTGCGCGGTCCCATAACGCACGGATTGATGATTTCCAACCGCCACGAGTTGTCGTCCGAAATCGGCGTAGGTTCTTCAAACTCCTGATACTTGTCCCTCATCACCGGCATAGCAACCATAATGCCGTAGTGTGTGGATGATTCAGGATTTGTCTTGCGCAAATGCTCATAAAATGTCCCATCCCTTAAGTCCGGGGTGATGTCTTTGTAGCACTGCATGGTGGTTACTATGTAATTTTTCTCGCCGTAAAAGTTCAGTCCATTTCCACTGTATACGTCCTCTTTGCAGCTCTTGATTTCGTAGCAAATAAAAATTCCCTTCTCTAGTGCTGATATCGCGTATTGATTTGGTGGCTCAAACTGCATAAAGTCCACCCGACCGCCTTTTCCTGCAGCGGTAAAGGCATCAATGCTGACCTCACTCGCCCAATACTTCCCCATTCCCCTAAATCTATCTCTTATGAGTAGGTTACTAAGGAACTTCGTCGTCTCTGCCCTATTCATGCTATACCTCACTTTCCACACAAAATATTGTGTTCCCGGATTGCTATATCTTGTATTAAATTTCAGTTTACAACATTAAACACTTTATTTTAATTGCTAAATGGAATATACAATCTATCTCCAACGATTGAAGAAATAATTTTACAATACAATCCTATTTCAGACTGTGCTAAGAACATATATCCTCTTCCATTCACATAGCAAAACCAATGATATTTATTATCTTTATTGCATACATCAAAATTTGTAGGTTCTTTTGAACTTTTAATCTCAAAGTCAAGATTACCAAGTGCCGTATATGCCATAACCTTTAAATCATCTTGCATTTCCTTTGCAATCGCATAATCTCTATACTGTCTAGCAGCATATCGACAATCACTCGGACTCTCTAACTTTCTAATTCTCGCTCTTGATTGTTCCATCTATTCCTCCTATAAAACTTAAATTAAGAAACTTTAATTTACTCCCGTTTTTCATTCCCACGCCCACACGGGGCGTGGATTATTGATTACAGGATCAGGAAAGCCGGGCGAACTCCGCGAGAGTTGGAAGCGTCGCCGTGGTTCGCATTGCCATTGCCGTTAACATAGGCAAAGTTGGACGACGAGAGGAGTTTATTTTGCATCCAATACCAACACCGTTCGCCGTTTAAATCCGCAATTCGGTTCTTTCTTTTCACCATCAGCGGTAATTGCTCTCTTTGGTCGATCTCAATGTTTTTCTGATCCCATTCATCATCCAAATCTTTGCCGAAAATCTGCCCGTAGGTCGGAATGGAAATCAAATCGCCATTATCATCCTTTACCATTCTTGCAAGCAGCTTATCAGGAAATGCCTTTAACAGATCCTGTGTTACAAACTTTCGCAAATCGGATACCAAATAACCGCCTTCCTTCGTATCCTCATTGTTCATTGGGTTTGCACAAACACAATCATCAAAGATAAATAATGTTCCTTTGTCCGTGATCTCATGTGCTGTTGCCGTAAACTTTCCGTATTCCCGGAGTTTCACCGTGATCTGATCTCCAACCTCATAGTTTTTGATCTCCATTTTTACTTTTCTCCATGCTTTCATTTTAAATTCCTCCATTCTTAATTTTGGGTTTTCAGTTCTTCCTTTTTATATGTTTCCAACGCATCAACCCATATCCCATTTCTTGCCACAATAAGCTGATGAGTTTTTGCATCAATAAAAGCAACTTGGCTGTTTGTCCATATGTTGTATTCATCAAGTGCTTTGTTCCTTACTTCGTTGTCGTGTTCGGCAATCCAATCATTAAAATTTTTGTGATTAGTTTCAATTCCTACTATAAATGTTTGATTCATAATGCTCCTTTCTCAATACCGGATATTCATGTTTCCGTGCTCATTCACCCAGTCTATAGCTTGTCTATAAGTAATTCCGTTGTTTTCCACTTTATCAAGAAGTGCATACATTCCGGGATGAGATTCCTTCAATCTTACAAACCTTGCATCGTCTTCTGATTCTAAATGGCATCCAAAGCCACACAGTACACAACCTGTCCTTGGACAACCAGTGGTTTTTAATGGTCTGTTTCCAATATCAAAAACTCCCATATCTTCTGACAGTTCAGACATATCCATTTGACCTTCAACATTTCCTTCTGCTTTGTAATCAATAGCAATTTTTTTGTATACAGAACAAATAGGATTATAAAACTCCTTGCTATCTATGGTTTTTCCAGTTTTTCGATCGACAATGCGATTCCCATAAAACATAACATCGTCGTGATTATTAATTTTCCTTTTTACCATATCTTTTCCATATAGCTTTATATATAAAAGAACATCTTGTTCTGTCCAAAAACTCATAGGATTACTTGTCGGTATCTTAAGATCAAATCCGTTGCATCCATTTTCGATCCACTTTTGAGTACGAAGTCTGCTTTCACTTGCCATGGTAGCAATTATAGGATTTCTTCCTGTCTTTTTATGGTAACTGTGCGCTGGATTCTTTTTCATTATATTGCAACAACGATTGGATATTTCGAATGGCGCATCAAGAAAAAACTTGTATTTTTCTTGTGAAAACTGGCTTCTATCTTCGCTAGGGATATTCGCCTTTATCGGATTTTCCTTGTCTTTTGTGAGCATTCCTAGTATTATTGCTAATCTCCGATTTTGTCCTCCGGATTTTTGTTTCATCCTTTCGTTTAGCAAATTCGCAAATTCCTCTGACTCTACGATACTTTCTGTCATACCCCCCCTAGTTGGATTTTTAATTGATTCATTATCTACACTAAGGAGGGATTCCGAAAATTTACCGTATTTTCCTGTTCCTGTAACTTTTTCGTAGTAATATTTATACGGCGGCCACTGTCTGTCTGTCTGTCTGTCTGTCTGTCTGTCTGTCTGTCAAATCCTATCTGATTCATAATTTCTGTCAAGTATTTTCTTGCTCCATAAACACTTTCAGAAACTTCCTTGCTAATCAAAGGAAATCCATACTTTTGACAAACTTGAAGAAAATCCATTTTTGGTCTTACAATATCTACATTTGAATAACTTTTGACAAAATTTCTTAACTCCGGATATTGAGTAGGGACATCAACAAACATAGCTTTTGCATCCGGATAATCCTGTCTTACAATGTCAAGCAAAACTGTACTGTCTTTTCCACCAGAAAAACTGATATATATTCCTGATTCTCCGAATGCTTCAATCCACTCTTGAATTCGGTATTTCGTCATTTTTATTTTTGCTTCAAGAGGAAGTGATTGCATTTGGTATAAATCACCAATAGTATGCTTGTTTTCTTTCATCATTGCATCTTTTCCTTTCTTTTAAACTCTTCCAGTAACTTTTCCGTTTTCTCTGAAATCCCATCTATTTTCTGTTCCTCAATCATCGGTTTCGGTTCTGATTCTGGAAGATGCAAAACAGGGATATTGCTTTCAATCCGGTTTCTGATCTGTTTCGGCATACACCGCATCTTCTTATCACGTTCAACGCATATTCGGTAAGACCGTAAGAAATTACTTTGAATCACGGTTTCAATCGCACTGTAATCTGATGTACTCCAATTCCGCAAATTGTCCGGACTTCCGACCGCCTGTTGTACCAGTTTCGGAAGTTTCTCAAATTCTTCCCTTGCGTGATAATAGCCGTTTCTCAATGCCTTGCTGACAAGCGACCATGCTGCCATACTGTCAATTTCCTGTTCGTTTGTCATGGACTCTGCAATTTCAATAATCTGTCCGATTGCCGGAGCAAATCCGTTCTTGTCGCTTGTGATATATGCCATTAACGCACCCTTAATTACGTCAACAGGGTAGTTTTCAAAGAAAAGAAACCATGTGTTGACCGTAACTTTTTTGTCCGGCACGCTAAAATTCGGATAAGCTGCTTGAACCATCATAAGGATTTCTATTGTTTCTTCTCTTGTCAACGGCAATCACCCCATTCATCAAATTCGGTTTTTCCGGAAGAAGATAACTGATTAAGATAGCTTTCAAATTTGTTACCAAACAAGGTTTCCGGTCTTAGGTAACCGCACATTCTAGGATCATTTCCCCAATCAGCCACTTTTTTATCAATGACGGATTTAAAATCTTCAACGGTATAGTTTCCCTCATTAAGCCTTGCGACGATTCCTCTCTGATTGGCAAGCGTGGAGTAACGATATTTAGTTCCACACTTTTCGTTCAGATATGAAATCACTTCTTTTACTGTATCTAATTGAGTTTTTCGTTCGCCGATATTCAATTTATCACTCAATTTTTCGGCTTTGCGTGAATCAAAGGTATAAGCACCGTTCTCTTTTTCGTACAGTTTAGACTTTTCCTCGGCATATACCGTAGGCTCAAACTCATTTGCATCAATCATATTGTGAAGTTTCCAGTGCTTAATCACTATGACATTCGATTCCGGAAAAGTAAGAATGTACCTCTTTTTCTTCAACACTTCAATATCTTCATCTGTAGCACCGCATTGTTTTATAATGCTTTTTACACGGTCAACAAATCCCTCATCGTCTGCCCTGATGCAAAGGTGAAAGAATAAACATTGTGCAGATATCGGCATATTAAGAAAAGCGTCGGAGCTAACAAGTTTTATATCAAATGTTCGTTTTCCTTTCACTCATAACAACTCCTTTCTTTTACTCAATCACTGGTTTTTCGATGTAGATTCCGGCTCCGTCAACTAACTCTTTCCATAAATCCATGATGCACTTATCTCTTTCATCGGCGGTCACTTCATCAATGCGCTTCTGAATTTTATCTTTGATGTTGGTTAGTTTCAGCTTCTTTGTGCCGTCATTCATCAAAACCGTAAATCCGTATGTCAAATACCTTGTAGCTTTCTCATTGATTTCGTTGTTGGCTTTCACCTGTTCCCGGATCACTTTCTGTGCCATAGGGGACTTGTAAAACGGATAGTCCTTTTCTGTATATGGCGTAAATTCCACTTTCCAATCGGCATAATCCCATAAGCCGTTGTCAAGTTCTGTGATATCACGTCCCTCATACTCTGTATCGTACTTTGAGAAATCCTCACAGAATTTCGCAAGCTTCGTCTGACTATATTTGTAATCTTTCCACAAAACATAGCAGAAAATGGTAAGCAATCCGGTAAACGGACTTCTCTGCGCCGTTTGGCGTAAGCGCTTCAATTCCACCATCATTCTTGCAATCTCTTGTGGATCATCATAATGTTTTGGCATTTTTACTCCTTTCAAGTTCCGTGAATTTTCTTATTCCAGTTGGAATATTTTTATTCGTAATCGAATATTGTTAACTGCACTGCAAGATATTCTCCCCTAAAAAATCTTCTATGGACATTTGACCTACCGGGCAATCCATCTTGCTAAAGTTTGCTGCTGCTTCAAGATTTGCAACAGCTTGTTTGTAGTAACTTTCTTTAAGTTCGAATCCTATTCCCCTCCTACCCATTGTAACAGCAACATATGGGCTGCTTCCTATTCCGGAAAACGGATCTAAGACTATATCGTTTTTATTCGTCCATAATTCGATGCATCTTTGAATCACTTCTAATTGCAAAGGGCAAATATGGCGTTCATCTTTATTTTCTCTAGCCGACTTTTTTTGCAAAGTGTCTGACTGCCGAATATCCATCCATACTGGACTTGCATAATTCTGCCACACATCAACTGGAAACGTTTCATGCGTATGCGATACTCTTTCTGGATTCTCTCCCGGTTTTCGCATTGTTACAATATAATCCGGAATGCCTTGTCTGTTCATAGTGCTGTCTTTTCTTATTTGTTTATGAAGAAGTCCAAGTGCCTTAGTTCTTTGCATTTCTGTTACTGGATTTTTCCAAATAGTGACCTTGCTATGATAAATAAAACCGCAATCTTCAAAAATCTGTCTTACAAGTGCCGGGAAATCTTTTAATCCAATCACGCCATCTCTTTCTTTCATTAGTGGTAAATCCATGCAATGAAATGAAAGCAATCGTCCTGGCATCGTTACCCTATAAAGTTCTGTTGCTAGAAATTTGAAGTGTTCGTAAAATTCATCATCTCCCTTGCTATTTCCCATATCTCTATCACTGTTGGAGTAAGTATACAGGCTTGCAAATGGTGGACTAAAAATAGTGTAATGAATGCTATTATCCGGAATTGCCTTAATCAGTTCGCAACTATCTCCATTGTAAATTGCATAATTATTTTCTATTGTCTGTGCCAAAACGTCCATTCTATTCATTTCCTTTCTTAAATTCATCCCACATCGGTAACGTTAGATGTATTTGTGGTTCATATGGTGTGGAAATCCTACACGTACTCCTTAGTTCTTTTTTTGTTATTTCTTTTGTGAGTTCTGTCATTTCTTGCTGCATTTTTGTGAAGTCTTTCTGCTTTCTTTCGATGTTCTCTTTCACGCATCCTTCTTTTGATGAAATAATAATATAAACATTCACCTGTTCACTCTGACCGAATCTCCAACATCTTCGGAGAGCCTGATAATACTGCTCATAACTATCCGAAAGTCCGGTAAAAATCATGTTATGGCAGTTCTGCCAATTCATCCCAAATCCGGCAATTTTAGGTTTTGTAACAAGACACTTTATATTCTCATTGCTAAAATCAAGCATGGCTTTAGACTTATGCTGTTCTTTATCGCTTCCCTCAACTTCAACGCTTCCTTTGATTAATTCATGCAGCTTATGGCTTTCATCATTCAAGTCACACCATACAATCCATTGCTCATCAGAATTATTTACAAGTTCTGATGCACGTTCGCATCTTTTTTGTAAACTATCCTTTCTCGCCTGTCTACGTTCTGTTAACGTCAAACTCTCTGTTGTTGTAGCATCCCCATCCACAATTATTTCTTTTATTTTAAGTTCTGGTAGATTATATCCGTCAATCTCGTATCCGATATTGTTCGGATTATCAACAAATACGCTAAATGTAGATAACCACTGCCAGAACACATCCTCGGCATGGCCTTTCAATCTCCATTTCGATGTTTCTCCACCATCATGTACAAAGAACATTGATAGCATTTCTGGTCTTGTCATCACTCCGCAAAATTCTGAATGATTCCCCAATTCCATATAATCGTTTGGTGCTGGAGTAGCCGTGCAAGCTAATTTATAAGGAACTCCATGGAAATTTTGGATAATGGCAGTTCTCACTTTCCCACTGTAAGATTTCAAAATGCTGCTCTCATCAAGAACGATCCCAGAAAATTGATTTGCAACGAACCTGTCCATTTTTTCATAGTTCGTTATATTTATTCCGTTGATGCAATCATCTTGTTTCTCAACAACTTTTGCAACATAGCCAAATTTTTCAGCTTCTCGCTTTGTCTGTTCTGCAACCGCCAATGGTGTAAAGATAAGAACGTCCCGACCAGTATGCTTGTAGACTTGATGCGCCCATGATAACTGCATAGGCGTTTTTCCAAGTCCGCAATCTGCAAATATACAAGCCTTCCCTTTCTTCAATGCCCACCGGACTATATCTTTTTGAAAATCGTATAACATTGGATTTAATTGGGATTTATCAATATCAAACCCGCTGCTTTCTAAAACAAATCTCTTATTCTTTAAAAATTCTTCGTAATCCATTTCTCTTGAAAGGAAACCATGATTTTATGTGCGCACAACCTTGTTCCTTTCTTTATTTTTTCTTAATCAACTTGATTTTCTTCCTACTCACAATACTCTCTTTCGTCCTTAATCTCTTCTATGTCATTCATCACCAACCTTTAGCAAGTCCATAAACTTTTCGTACTGCTTTTGCGAAACCTTATTTCCCTGTTTCTCGGATTTCAGAGAAATAACAAGGTGTTTCTCAATGATACCGGACAATTCCCTTGCAAGGTTCTTTCTGCCCTGTTTTAATCCGTCATAGTAACCTTTTGTCGGTCGATATTCGTCAATCTTCTCTTTCCCTTTTCCTTGACCTCCACCAGTTTTGTTCCGAAGCTGATAGCCATTCACCGCATACTGTTTTATGTAGTACTGTTCTTTTTCATCCAGTTTGTCTAATGGAAAATGCAGAAATCCGATCTTCCATCCGTAGATATTTTCAACAGAATAAAGACCATGTGACTTTAACGAAAGGTCTATATGCTGATAGCCGACAAGGTGCTGCGCTAGTCTTGTAAGAATATGCTTTGCCTGTCCGATGTAGACGTACTTGATGCCGTTTTCGTCTGTGCGTGTTAAGAAGTAAATTCCACTATTATCATCAAGGCTCCCATTCACTTCTAACAGGCGTTTCCGGTTCTTATGCTCAATCGCCTTTTGCTTTCTGATATCCTGATAACTCAATCTGCATCGTTCTCCTTTATAACTCTATTTTTTCCAAATTAGTTTTATCGTCTACAACGATAATAAGGTCTCTTCTCAAATTTACAAACGTACCGTTCGATTTATTCACGGCATTAATTCTTCCATCTTTGTCATATCCTTTGAACTCATAAAGCGTAGTTCCGTTCTCTGTTCTTATGGTATCTCCAATTGCCGGAATCCTTCGAAATTCCTCAACCGGTGTAAGTTGTTGCAGCCCGTATTCATCAAACACCAGTGTGTTAAATCCTTTCGCCTTATAAAGGTTCGTTCCATTAAGGGGTTCTAATTCAATTAAATATTTCATGGCAAACTCCTAAATTATTTAATTTCTGCCATACAAGATTTTTCGTCTAGCATTCCACTATCAGAAAATTTTCTTGAACACTCATAACATAAACTTATATCCGGATCTGCATCATATAACGCCATTTGAATAGCTTCTTATTCGGAATCCGCTTCGTATTCCCCTAAAATACATGGGAATGTATAATTACCATATACTATGTATTTTGCCATTTATATCTACCTCCTAAATTTCAGTTTAACTTATCAAAATATCTTTCAATGATAGATTCATCTATTGATATAACTACTCCATTACTATCTACACGAAACAAATCGTCTCTAAACACTCTTAAAACAGCACGTTCTACAATTTCTCCATGCTCAATAAGATAGTTTGTTTTATCCCATTGCTTACCATATTGCGAAGCACCGTTTAATTTATATCTTTGTCCGTATTTTTTCATCTAACATACCTCACTAACTCCTAATTTTGTTTTGCTTAATTTCAGTTTAAGCACTTAACTCGTCAAGAATTTCCTGTTCTTCTGTGACTATGTACTCTCCTTCTTCGTACTCTATACCAAATTCATCACAGTCCTCTTCATCAGCTTCCCAACCCATAGGGCAACTACTACACATACAACATCCTATATCGTCTTGAATCTCTCCACATTCAGGATGTTTGCAGTTATAGCCGTTGTTCGGGCTTGTCTCGCAACTGTCGTCAAGTTCTGCATTAAAAAAATACCCGCATATATTAGCCATATCATTAATAGGCATTATTGCTCTTGTACCGTCTCTATTAAGTTCAAACATTCTTTTTCCTCCTATAAAGGTCAGTTTAAAGAAACAATATGACCATCTAAAACACGGTAACAAGATGGCTCTATCTCTTCCTGTTCTATCCACGCTTTGACGGTTTCATCGATCATCCTTGCAAGTTCCAGTTCCTGTTCAACAGAAACTTCAAAATTTTCTGCTGCTTCTCCCACATCTTCGGACAGATTTTCTTTGATGGAATCAATAATTTCTTCCTCGCAACTATTCCATCTAAATACCGGCTTTGTACATGTTCCGATGTAAATTTCACTCTCGCCAGGATAGCTTTCTTTAGCATCTTCTATTGTTTCCTGTTCAGTGTCAAATTCTCCGTGATAAAATTCTCCGTCATTGCTATGACAATATTTGCTCATGTTCTACCTCTCTTTCAGTTTAGTTGTTTTAAAACCCATTCCAGATCTTCTACCATTTGACCTTTAAAATTATGCGGAAAATCAGAAGAATTTTTAATATCGTTTATCCTGGATTCTATCTTATCTTTCGCATCTTCGTAAGATTTAAGTGTTTCCCTTAAATCTGCCATTGCCCACAAATTTCTGTAGAATAAAGCAATCAGTCCCGTTACAGATTTAAATGGATCATATTGAAGATTTTCCATTATCTCTTCATCAAAATCATCATCATCTGTCGGCAGGTCGTCTCCTGTTAATGTGGTCATGAGATTTCTTGCAAAATCTCTGGCATCCATATCCATTTCAAAATCTCTGTATCTTGCATTTCTATCCTTTACATAGCAGCAATTATGTGCAAGCTCTACCATGTTCATATCTGATGCCGGCTTATAAACTGTAAGTCTTTTCATATTGTCATTCCTCCACTAAACTTTAATTTTGATTGTCTTCTGGCTTTTCACACCGCTCAAATTCTACGACCCACACCCACGGGTTTGCATCCCATCCGTAACGGTCAAGGTCGGATTTCTTGATGGTGGAGTTCCATATATTTTTAAATTCATCAAAAGCAACTCTTACATAATTTGACTGAAAAAGGTCAATTCCCTCTTTTATCAAATCTTTACCGGAAATCTCCTGCAACCGCTCTACCCTTACATCCGTAACCTTTAGCCAGATACGTGCGGCTTCTTTTGGCATGTGGATTGCCGGCTTCCATTCTCCGTGATAACTAAGCCATTTATTTACAAATGTGTCATAGTCAAAACGGTTAACAGAATCAATACTTCCGTTTGCAAATTGTAGACGCACACCATCACCACCAGTTTTAAATATGATATCTGCTGTTGCTTCATATCTGTGCGCTCTCCAGCATTTCCATGTTTCCCGAACATACAGGATATCGCCCGGCTGATATGGCGGTTTCGCGTAGTGAATCGAACCGCCTAACTCGTTTGTCCCAAATCCAAAAGAACCAACGTCTTTTCTTTCTGTGCTATCATTCACAAACCCTAATGGATATGTATGATTCCAGTCTGGCTGCGGTTTCGCAATCCGTCTGGTGCAACTCTTTCTCCCATCCAGAATTGCCCGAACCATTTCTGTATTGAATAATACTGGCTTTACTAACATATTGCTCCTCCTTTAATTTTAATCTACAAAACAATATTCTCTAAACTTATTATCAGTGAATGTAATTTCATATGCAGGAACACGAAAAACTTTTCCATTTTCATCTTCCACAATTCCAAAAGTACAACCTACTACTCCACCACAATGTCCACCAACCAATGGTGATGGTTCCACAATCTCTGAAAAATGTTCCCAACAATGAAACAGATAATTTTCTCCGTTACATTTGCAAGGTCTTAAATTCAAACATTCAATTTTCATTTCTTGCCACTCCTTTGATTTATGCAAACCGGAGTTGTCCGATCTGCTATCTTTTTAACCTGTAAGCTCTTGATGGAAATTTCATTGTCTCGTCAAAATACATCTCATTGACCATTCCACGTTGTTTCACTCCGTCATAATATACAAGCCTGCGCTGCGTGTTATTTTCGACCATAGCAATTCGCTCGACCATCACAACCTTATACCACTCATGGGACACAGTGCTCATATCCATAATGATCAACTGATTTACCATCTGCGTGATCTGGTCAAAGGTAAGCCGCTCACCGACATTCTCTTTTTCAATCCAGTCTCCCGGTTTAAAATCATTCGTTGTTGCAGTAAGCAAATCCATAAAACTTAGCTGCCCATCGCACTGAATCATGGCCTCACCTCTCACCTTGGAATATAAAACTCGTTTTCACAAAGATACCGCTTTCCCTGATAAGAAACCCTGTAACTTCTCGGCGGTTTACATGGAGCGTATGTGAGATTTTTTTCACATTCGGCATTTTCTATAATCTTCCTTTCCTGTCTGACTTTCTGTAAAAAGTTTTTAATTGTCGATGCACTATATCCGATTTCTCTGCCGATTTCTTCATATGTTTTTCCGTCTTCCCTCATGGAACAAATTTTATCCTCATAATCCGAAATTGTTATTTTAGGAATGACATTTCTTCTTATCTCCCTTACATATACTTTGCTGATTCCTGTCTTTTCGGCAATTTCATCAGTAGATGCACCGTTTTGAATCATGGAATATGCAATTTCTTTTTTCGTCATATCGCACACTCCTTAGTTAAATGGTAATTCTTCATCAATTCCGTCCGGAATGTTCATAAATCCATCACCAGTAGATTCCCCAACAGGCGGTGCTTGTGTATTCTGATTTTGGGATTGAGAAGCGTTCTTACTTTCTGCAAATTCCTGTTCCTCAATAACAACATCTGTCGTGTAAACTTTCTGACCGTCCTTATTTGTGTAGTTGCCGGTCTGAATACGACCGACAATCAGCATCTTAATTCCCTTGCGAAGATATTTTTCTGCAAATTCAGCGGTCTTTCCAAAAGCAATGCAGCTAATAAAGTCTGCGCTCTGTTCTCCGTCCTTCTTAAATTTCCTGTCTACCGCAACCGTATATCTTGCGATAGCCGTTGATTTTTCTCCCTGTGAATATCTCACTTCCGGATCACGTACAAGTCTTCCGCATATAAATACTTTGTTCATGGCGTTTTACCTCATTTTCATTGTTTAGTTTCAACAGAAATTGGCTGTTCTGTATGGAAATATATCTTGTAATGATATGGATCTGTATGTGTTCCGGTAATGTCTTCAACAACGTACATGGTGTAATCATTCAGATAAATATAATTTTTCTTATACTCATTGACTCCCGTCTTAACCGTACAGATCAGTTCTCCAGATACGTTATTGGAAATAGACATGTAGCCTTCTGCTTCCATGATGATCTTATCCGTTCTGGCATTGTATACTGTGATACGGCGTTCGGACTCAAAGTAATCTGCCTGTTTGGAAATGTTGGCATTTACCTTGTCCGCTTCACTACAACCAGTAAGAAAAGATGCGATAAGCACAAATGCAATTAATAATCTTGTTACCTTTTTCATTCTGAATACCTCACTTTCATAACTCGCGTAAATTGCATAACGCGCAAACAATACTTACAATCAAACTCAATATATTCAAGAAAGATTGCTTTTTTATTACCCACATTATTGACTGTGTAATCAATAGACAATAAATCAAAATAACAATCCCTCTATACAAATAGTAAATAATCAAAACGGACACTCACCGCCCTTTCTTAAAATCCATTCCTTACCGTCCTTTGCAACGTCCACATCGGCTCTAGGAACGATCTTTTTTACCTCTTCGATAACTTTTTCCTCTTCGCAAGTATCTCGCCCCAAATGGCACAATATAACGTTTACAAGGCTATTTGTTTCATTCTCCTTGACGATTCCTTTTGTCGTTTCCAGTTCGCAGTGACCTCGAACCTTGTGGACATAATTCGGAGCATCCATATCGACCATGGATTTCATGTAATTGCACTCAATCAGCATATGGTCTATTTTCTGTTTCTTGAAAGAATACGGGCAGTATTCCAAATCCGTCATGTACAAGATTTTCTGTCCGTCCGGAGTCTTAATCAGAAATCCGTTATTCCAACAACCGTTATGCGGAACATCAAAAGCCTGTATATTAAAACTTCCAAGTGAAAATCTCATGGACTTCACATTTCCAGATTCATACGGTGCTATAACCTTGATTCCCATGTGCCGTAAATCCTCAAGGCTTTTACTGTGGTCTGTGTGCCGGTGCGTAACAACCGCACCGACTACGCATTTCACATTCCAGTTCAACCCACGCTTAATATCCATAATCGGTATTCCGGCATCAATGATAAGGACTTCTCCGTTTTCAGCTTCAAGAAGATAGCAGTTTCCCTTACTTCCGGAAGATATGCATTTTAAAATCATGGTCTACACCTCATCATCTTTTATAAAACTCCTTTCTCGAATCACCTTGTTTCATCATGCCTTATCCCTCTGCAAACGGAGCCGTTGCCGCCTGTACGTCCGGTTCAGTTACAACTTCTCCCTCTGCAACTTCCTCAAACTCCTGTGCGTTAGCGTTCTGTTCAATTTCATATGCCACATCTTCTGCCGTAGTATCAACGTCCTCAATTGCATCAAGCCTGTCTGAAATCTCGGAAATATTCCCGTCCGTGCTTGTGTTTGCAATTATTTTACACAGACGGTTTATTACCGTTTTCTTTGCCATTTGGTCTCTGAATTTCGTATGTGTACTGCTTGCATCTTCTTTCAACCCACCATTTCTCTGGTTCCATGCCTTTTTAAGCTGATTAATATTCATAACCTCGACAACCGTGCTTCCGTCTTCCATAGTGCCAACAGCATAAGCACCCTTAATCTTATCAACGTCAATGTTCATAAAATCCTGTTCATGCTTATCAATAACCTTCATTCCATTAACGATGTGGTACAAAAAGTCGTCACCTTCATAAATGACCTCTGCATTGATTTTCTTTAAACCATTTCTCATAGCAAGTGTAATGTTTCCAAAGTAAGATTTCTGAAACTGGCACTTTCCAGCATATGCAATAAAATATCCCTGTTTCTTACTGGCATTAAGACCAAGAGTTACCATGTCCATAAGTGAGTTTGCGATGCTTGTCTGTGAACAGCTTTCAAGAATATTTTTTCCATTCTTATCCACCGTTTCTTTCATAATCAAATACGCTCCCATAAGAGCGTTTGTTGGATTGTAATCTTTTGGGAAAGAAAGACCGTACTGTTCCTTCGTTTTTAACTGCGCTGACAATCCGTCAATAAATGCATTATTTACCATAAGTCCGGCTTGCTGTTTTCCTGCTTCTGCTACCTCATTTTTCGTTGCCATAATCACTTAACCTCACTTTCTAGCTGCTATCGCAAATAACTCAAATGCTTCTTCTCTTGTAAGTCCATGTTTTGTAAACGCATCAATATACGCTTTTATCATTTTGGCGGCTTCCTCTGCTTGTCCCGCGTAACCATTTTCTGATTCGATTTCTACAAGTTTTCCGGCTATGCATAAATCATTCCATACCCAACCGTTCCCAAAACCTTCTCCCAAATCTTCAAACATACCGTAAACACCATTGTCATATTTCTTTCTTATAGTCATGGGCTTTCCAAGGTACTTGTCCATTTTTCCGTAAGGATTAAGGTCTATCCATTGATCCTTTTTTCTCTTAATAAGAACCTTATCTCCAACCTGATAGTGATCCTGTTCTACAAGTCTGTATCTCGTCGTATCATAATACGGAGCGCCAAAAAGCCGGTCAAGTGCCAACTTTGCACCAACACTGAAATTAAATTCATCTTCTGGGCTGCATTTTGCTTCTGCCTTTTCTCCTGTAACCTTATTCATAGCAATCGTTTTGTTTCCGTCTCTATAAATTACAATGATTTCATCATTGGACTTTTTAATCTTGCTCATTCTTCAACCTCACTTTCTTCTGGCTTATTCATCGGAAAATCATCATCAACAACTATCTTTGCCGGATAAATCTTTTCGATGCTCTTCGGCATCAGTGCAAACAGGCTGCCGTCAAGAATGTTTTCAAATTCCAGTGATCCTCGTTTTCCGAATCCTTTAAACTTTCCTACAACGCTCTTTCCTTCTGCCGTAAATAACAGGGAATCTCCGACCTTGATTTCTACGCCGTTTGTCGTTTTAGCGTATATGTTTGTGGTCTTTTCAATTTTCATTTCCTACCTCCAATTCTTTCACATAAAAATCCAATGACCTGCATAGCTTTACACAATTTCCATGTGATAAATGATTTTTACAAGAATCAAATTTCTGTCGAAACTTTTCTTCCGTCATATATCCTTTGATTACTTGCTCTTTCCAACTTCGGATTTTCTTTTTCGTGTCTCTCTTTTTCTTTCCACTTACTTTCCGTATGTATTTTCCTTCATTCGTAACATAATGATGAAATCCTACAAATAAAATGCCTTTTGAAAAAGGAACTATTTGTGTCTTTCCGTTCAGCGAAAGACCTAATGTCAAAACAAATTCTCGTATGCAATACAAACAATATTTCAGATATTCCTTACTGTTACAAATAAGGTAAAAATCATCACAGTATCTTCCATACAATTCTATTCCAAGTTCTCCGGTAATAAAGTGATCCAGTCCATTCAGAAATAGAAGTCCGTAAATGCCGGATGTCTGATTTCCAAGTGGTAACCCAATATTTTCCGTACTCTCAATGTACAAATGATTCAGCCACATCACAAAAGGATCTCCAAAATAAAAATCAACAACATCTTCCGCTTTTTCATGATCTACTTGATAATAAAACTGCCTTATGTCGCATTTCAAAATCCATCCAGAATTTCCATATTTCTCATAATGCTTAAGCATCTGACTTTTCAAACTGTTCATCGCATACATATTTCCCTTACCGGATTGTCCGGTATAATTTGTATCAATAAACTCTCTTTCAAGTCTGGGAAGCAATATTTCATCACACAAGCACCTCTGAACGACCTTATCCTTAAAAGAACATGATTTAATCACTCTTTCCTTTGGTTCGTATATTTTGAACTCATTATATGGATTCACCCGGTACGTCTGATTTTCCAGTTGTTCTTTTAAGATGTGTAGTCCTTCAAGGCTCATGTTTTGAAATTTAGCAGTTCCATTATTGTATTTCTTACCAGATTTAGCTTTTCGATATGCTTTGTATAAATTGAAAAAATCACAAATAGTTTCCTTATCCAAAATAAAAACTCCTTTGTATTTACCCATTTAGGGAAGGTTATTCGCCTTTTTGTATCTATTAATTCCGATTTCGGCTTATTGCCTACTCTATCTGCCTGTTTGATACAGAATGGACGAACGCCATTGTTGTTGTTACAGTTGTTGTTGTCAATGTTGCCCGAAGGGAAAACAACGGTTTATACGGCGCATAACCTAAAATGTTACCGTTCTTTATCTTTAGTACGCCAAGCAATAGCCATATGCTTAATATCAGCAATCATTTTAGACCAATATTCCATGCTGCCAACGTTAATAATATTCAGATCCTTTGAAAGTTCTATAAAAAACAACAATTCGTCACAATATGTAATCGCTTTAGTCTGCAATTCAGAACGTTCTTTTTTATTGTTTTTCAGATCCGTCCTGTTGGCTTCGTGCAAACAAGTGTATATGTCCAATGACTTATTCTGCATTTTATCTACCAGAGAAAATCTAAACTTCTTCGGATACCGGTTGCAGTTCGATGTGATTCTCAACGTATGCTCCGCTAATTCCTTGGCTTTTAATATAACTTTAAGTTCCGTTTCTTCCATTTACTTATTCTCCTGATTCAAAGATTGAAGAATCAAAGATACAAAACGGACGAACGCCATAGTAGCGGTTACAGCTGAGGTCGCCAATGTAGCCCGAAGGGAAAACAACGGTAATACTGCTTTCATACCCGTCTCTCTTTACTCCCCACGGAGTCAATAACCACCAGTATTCATTTAATTCGACAACTTCTCGATATTTTCTGTATTCGTCAAATGTAAGAAGAGAAACTTTATCCTCGCAATTTCCATAGTCATTTCTTCCGTCAAGAGAAATCAAATCTCTTTCAAAAGAAATAATGTTCTCCGATCCAACAGAATCACATATTTTTTCCAAATATTCTCCATTCAAATATTTTCTAAGAGAACTGGATTTCCAATCATTTGAGTCTTCATCAAATTTCATGTCCTTAATGCCGCTTTCAAGGCAATAATATCCTTTTTCATTGATATCAAGAACCATCCATGTAGATCCAGCAAGTTCAAAAGTATCTCCGATGCCAATAGTCTTATTTATTTTTACCGAATTTCTTTTTTCAATTTGAATCACCTTTTCCTTCAAGTTCTTAACTCTTTCCTCTAAACTTTTCATTATTTATCTCCCTTCTTTGATACAAAGATATTAGATTTTAAGATACAAAATGGACGAACGCCAATGCAGTTGCGACAGCCGTAGTTGCCAACGAAGCCCGACGGGCAAACAACGGCAATTCCGTATCTATAACCTCTTTTCGCTGTAGACCACGGAGTTAATGTCCACCACCAATTATCCAAATCTTCATTAACCAGTAAATCGTTATATAATCTGGCTTCATCAAAAGTAATAGGACGTACTTTTGCAGAGACATCTTCAAATTCTTTTTGCATATCAAGCGATCTCAGGGAAACTTCGTGTTCTACAATGTTTTCAGCACCTACTTCCGATTCAATAACCGGCTGAATTTTTTCTTCAATAAATTTCTTAATTTCGGATTTATTGTAGTCTCTCGTATTAGGATCAAAACTGATATTTTCTGCCATAAAACCTTTGGAAATTACCTTTGTAACATCCACTCCTTGATCTAAAACAATAAACTCATGTTCTCCGATCATAAAGGATTCCCCACGTCTCAATTCGGAAAGTTTAATCTTGCTTTCCTTTTCTTTCTGTTCCAAAATTTTTACAAGTTCTCTTGCTTTTTCTAATTCTTTACTCATAGCAATCCTCCATTTATTTTTGATTTAAAATTTCATATAGCTTTTTAAGCCTAGCTTCTTCATCATCAAGAACGTTCATTTTATCGACAACTCTTCGCTTAAAAATGGTTCTGACGCAATCTTCGTCTTTCTTATATTGAACAACAACCGGATTAAATCTACCAATAACTACACCGATTTCCGTCTTTTTTACCAGTTTGTCTGTATAGCCTTTCGGAAACTTTGTAGACGCAACATATGACTTTGGCTTTTCATTAACCTCACACTCTTCAACACGTACACCGCCGATAACACCAGAATCTAAAAAGTGAAAATATAGTTTCATTTTCATACCCCCTTCACGGACAATTCCTTTTCATCTGTCCTTTTCAGTAATACAAGCTGGTTTTCGATTTCCGGAATGCGCCAATCATCAACGGATTCTGTATCATCAACAATAATGGGAATTTCAACACCGTATTTCTTCTGAAATGCTCGGCAAATGTCGATCTCAACAAGGATTCTTGCACCGTGGTTTAATCTCTGACCGTATGGCTCTCCATTGTATATGAATTCGCAGCATTCCTCTGTATCACCGTTAATAAGCGGTCGGAACATCTTCACCTTACAGAAATTCAAGTAACTGTTCACATCAGATTCCAGTAGTTCATTTTTCTTCCGGCTAAACCTCTTTAGCAGATCAAGTTGAGCCTGAACGTCCGTGATCTTCTGTGCAATATTTCTCTTTTCTTCTTCCAGTTCCGCAATTCTATCGTCCAGTTGTGCATTAAATGCTGACTTTGCAATTTTAGCCTGTACTTCTACCAACTCTGCGTTTGCAAGGTCTTTTTCCGCTTTGTATTTCACTCTGATATCATCAATGGAATTTTCTTTTTTCATAGCAGCTTCCATTTCCAAAATCTGCTTCTGAATTACCTTTACCTCTTCTGTATCAGAGATATCCACAACAGACGGAATTGCATTATATTCCATGTTCATATCTACACTATCACTAACGATCTTCTTCAATTTAGTTTCATTTTCTTCGATAGATTCACGTATCTTTGAAATCTCCGCATTTCCATCGTCAATGTAAGATTTCAGATTCATGCCCTCTTCTTCGATCCGTTTCAGTTCATCAGTTTTGTGCTGCTGAAATTCAGCCTTTAACTGGTCTTTTTTCTCTTCCTGGTATTCTTGACCGCAGTAAGGACAAACCAGTGTAGAATCGTCAAATACACGGTCATGTTCCACTTTCCATTTCTCTGCAAGATTCTTTCGATCCCCCTCTTTCGTAAGAATGGAACTAGAAAGATACTTTTCCTTAAATGTAAGGTCTTTAATTTCGGAATCAAGTTGTTCCATTTCCCTTTCCAATCTGCTAATCTGTGACCGGATATCAGCACGCTTCTTGTCGTTTTCCCTGTTGGCTTCGTTCTGCAATTCCGAAATCTTAAATTTCAATTCCAAAATTCCGTCAGACTTCTTCTTTTCCTCTTTGAGAAGTACTTCATTGTCAGATAACGATTTATCAATCTGTGCAATTCTTTCGATAATCTCGTTCTTTTGCAGTTCCAGTTCTGCAAAGTCAAGATCTACTTTCTGCCTGCTGACTTCATCAATACGGCTCGGAATCTCATCAAGCAAGTCATTTAAACCCTTGCTGCCGTTCTTACCTCTTGTACCGTTCAACTGTGTGTTACAACGCTTTTTCAATTCCTCGATTGTTCCGTCTGAAAGAATAGCTTTCAACGGTTCAAATTCAGGGAACATATCGCAGATATCCGCATCAGTATGTTGACCGAAGGTGTCATGTAACAACGCGCGCTGCTCTGTAGAATTTTTAAGCAGCAAAGTCATGGCATTAATGCAGTACGGTAATTTACCATCGAAAACAATCCGTTCGCTAATGAAATCCGCATAATCTGTGGCTTTCTTCGGAATGTCATTAACATAGTAATCCGTAACGTTTCCGGTAAACTCGCCTTTCTTATTGATGTTCTGCCGGAATACCTTTTTCATGGTCTTTTCTTCACCATCAATATCGAAGGTAACCGCTCCAACCGTTTCTACGTTGTCCATGTATACTCCGTCTTTATCATGTGGTCTGATTCCTGTGATCTCCTTACCGTTTTCGTCACGGCAATTAAGTACCCAGTAAATCAACGTCTTAATAGTGGACTTTCCGACTTCGTTCGCTCCGGAAACGATTGTTTTATCTGAAAAATCAAAGTCAATCGTCTTTGTCCCTGTAAATTTGCAGAAATTCTGCGCAAATACATGTTTAATTTTCATCTTCCTTTTTCCCTTTCTCTGCTTCATATTCCATGCGTAACCTCATATCAATCATGGAGAACAAAAGTTCAAGAGCAACCTTGTGAATTATGCAACCTGTTTCTCCTTTAAGAGTTCCTGTCAATACGCAAAATGCTTGAAGTGCTGTTGCTGTGAATTTTTGATCTTCACCTTGCTCTACCTTTAATTCATGCATCTTCGAGATAAGTTGATTTTTCTTGATAATTTCATATACCGTATCAACATTTGCATTGTCCATTTTTCGAAATAGTTCTTCTTGTTCTTTACTGCTTAAGTCCATTTTCTCTCCCTTCTGCTTCAAAAACGGAAAATTCATATGCGGTTCTTACTTCCACTTCTCCGTTTTCGAATTTCTTAACATATTCACGGCTCTGCAACCGTCCTCTTACTTTCAATTTATCTCCAATCTTTAGCAAGGAAATACCGTTTGCATTTTCTTCCCATGCGATACAAGGAATCGTGTCGTACCGTCCGCTTGGCCTACCGCTCTTCAAGCCAAAATCAACAATCGTCCTACCTCTCGGAGTCTTTCTCAATGGCATAATCCATTGAATTTCACCCTCGATACTTCCGGAATCTTCATCCTCTCCAAGAAATTCCGAATTTACATCTATCACATATGGAATTATATATAAGAAAAGATGACGTTTATCGTCTTTCCCTATCCCCTTGTAAGTCCTTATTTCTCCTGAAATAGAAATCTTCTGTCCAAAGTAAAACTGATCTTTAATTTCTTCATAGATATGTACTAAAACCCGATCCACATTTCCGCTCAATCTCCTAGTCGCAAGCGGAAATGCATAAATCACACAATCCCCGATTGAATGTGAGTACTTTGGATTATCCATCACCGTTCCCGTTATTTGTATCTCGTTCAATCCTTTCACCCCTTTCTCTTAAAGAATTGTATGCGAACATGGAAAGAAATTTTTTCGTAGTAACCTTTTCACTCTCGTCAATGCCAATGTACTTTTTAAAATCACTGGTATCTCTTTTAATGTTCTTTAGTGACTCCCTTATTCCACGTTCTACACATCTGTAATCAACTCCGCATTTTTCTCCAACTTCGCAATAGATATACATTGCAAATGATGATTTTCCTAGAGTTTCAAAAGATAACGGGATCGCTTCTACAAGATACTTAAATCCGACATGATATGGATATATCCCCATGTTCATAAGGATTTTTTCTATCTGTTCTTTTGTCACGTTTGACGTTTCCTCCTTTCTCCTGTATAATAGGGCATGAAAAAGCAATAGCTTATTCATGTTATAGCACCTATTCTGATTAACGGTCGTTGTAGGTGCTATTTCTATGCCCCTACAATCTTTCCATCATTGATGGATAATTCCATGTGGAGCGTGTCGCAAATAGCTTCCAGTTCCTCTATGCTCATTTCGTTGAAATTAGTTACAATCATCATCTTTCTCTCCCTTCTCCGGTTTTGTTCTTACGGCATATGCCATAATAATTGTTGCCAGTAATTCTACTAATACCGTAGCTATTACTCCGCACCAAAAAGGCGGTATATACATTTTCTTCACCTTCTTCCTAACCTTCTGCATCTACAAGCTGCACGTATACCTTGCCGCCTGTCTGCTTCATCCAATCCTTGCATTCTTCCAATGTCGGGAAGTAAACATCAATACATCTTCCGGCTTCTATGCTTCCAATACCGTCACCGTCAGCATCACCGCCAAAACCTGTATCAAGGCATTCGTAATATCCGATAACATCTCCGATCTCTCCGTCCTTGCATTCGTACACAATGGCTAGTTTTCCGATCCACTCTCTTTTCACCGCACATATGCCACGCCTGACATTTGCTCCACTTGCGGTTATCGTTCCCTGACAATATGCCGTGGTGTGCATCACAAACGGTTCGTTATTGGCTTTCACCGGAATGAATAAAAGAAACGCCATTATAATAGGAAGAAACACAATCCATTTCTTTCTCATTTGATATCCTCCGCAAGTTTGTAAAATAGAAATCTCTCAATCATATGATTTCTATTTATGTCCTTATCACAAGAAAATGAAGTAGTTCCCCCGACAAATACTAACGGTTCTCCGTGTATATCTGTTTTTCCTGAAAAATATCTTGGAATCCACTTATCCATAAGATCGTTTCGAACATACATCTTCGTATCTACAGGAACTTTGCTCCAATCAATTTCCGTCTCTTCGTACTCTGCATCCGCCCATTTCCTCGTCATTTCTGCGCAATCCATAGGCGGATCACCAAAAAGGCAATCTCCACACCATAAATCCATACAATTGCAAGGCTTACCGTCCTTTGTAACCGCAACTCCTACTCCACGTATTGCACACTCAATAAGAAAGTCTGCGTATTTCTCTCGATTTTTCATTAAACATCCTCCCATTCAGATACAAAAGTTCCGGAGCAATTTGCAATCACTATGTAACAATAATGAGTAATCTCTTCTTTCTCTTCTGCAACAATAATTGTTACTGCATCTTCATACGATTCGTCTTTGTGAATCAATTTTGAATCATAAGAAGAAATGTAATACGGCTTCTCTTCATCACAGAAAAGAGACTGCAAAATGTTACTTGACCGCACTCTAGTCAAATAAATTTCTTCCTCATTTCCCCTTATCACTTCTCCGCTTAACCGTGTATATGTTTTCATTCCTACTCCTTTCACGAACAGTACCGCATCGCATAAGTCCTCACGATACTTTCAAAAATCTCTTTAAGCTGCGGCTTGTCACAAATAACCGCAATCTTAGTTGTGCCTTCTTTAATTGCCGTATTTGTGTTTCCGGCAGTTTCCATTCTCTTTTTCTTGTTTTCCTGTAAACGGCTCAAACAGCAATGTGCCTTGTTTTCCAGTTCTCCGTAAAGCTGACCGTATAACTCCTGATATGAAATACCGCTCTTAATTGAAATCTCACGAACCCTAGCGTTGATCTCGTTTTTCCAATCACCAATCGGCGTTGTGAAAATGTCTTTCATATTACTAACGGTCTGTTGTACTTCCTCGATCTTCTTCGCCTGTCTCTTCTGCTCCAATTCCTGTCTTGCCATTCCCTCTGCCATAGACATAACCATTTGCATCTGCGGAGAAAGCTGTGACATATCAATTGCTTTCTGCTTAACTCGTTCTTCTACGGTAGCAAAATACTCTCTTGCCTGTTCTGCCTTTTCCCCATTTCCCTTGACAGATAATTTCTTCGCAAAGTGCGCTGTCAATTTGTAGTCCGTTGTAGCCTGTCCTCCCCATTCGTCATTAAGTACGAATGCCCAATAATCAACATTTTCCTCTGCAAATTCATTTTCCACGATGTTATTTTTGCACCATTTAGAATAGTTGCTAGGACTTAATTCTAAAAATTCATACAACTTCTTAGCAGTAGTCATTCCCTCGTTATCAATATCAAGGGCAATCTCAATAGGCGTTCTCATGTCCACCTTAACAAGTTCCTCCATTTCGTTTCTCCTTTCTGTATGCTATACTCTCCTATAAGGAGGTGATAAAAATAAGTAAGTGTCCCATTAACGATTTCAAGGATTGTATTCACGATTGCGCTTGGTATGTTTCAAAATCTGAATGTTGCGCCATTCACAAATTAAGTAGTCTGCATAGCGTATTAAATCTTGTAGAGCTTAAATCCATAGAAAGAAACATATCCAGTATCGAATCTGTGCTTAATCGGCATCAATCATGATAATCGTATCTGTGATACGGCAAATCTCGCCCGCAATGCGAATTTTTGTTTCTGTGTCCACAGAATCTCTATTACTTTCCTCTGCCAGTTTTTCAATCTGCTGGTAGAGGACTTCTTTTAGACCGTTGTTGTTGTATTGCATTCTTCCTCCTGTTTTTTAATAGATTCCTCTGCCATCTTCTCTGTCTTTCCAAGAAATCGGAAACGTTCATTCCTAAGCGCAATATCTGATTTCGTATTCAGTAACAATTTTGGAGTAAATCTCGCGCAACTTCTTATCCTGTTCAACCACATCAATTTTTCTGATATCATCTACTTGTTTCTTTGTGCCGCAAGAATCTTTAGCTCTCTGTTTCATGTTGTTGACACGCCTATTCAAATCAACACCTGCCCTACGTTCAAGTTCCTTGTACATTTCCGCCTGTAAGATTCCGTAGCTCATGTTCGCTTTAGGCGCTATCTTCGCTATTCTGCTTTTTATCTCTGCTCGCCAATTATCTAAGACAGGCTTTACGGCTTCCTTGATGTTGTTGGTTGTTTCTACCGCCTTTTGCGCTGTTTCCTGTGCAATAGTAATCTTTCTATCCCGTTCCTTGTCCTCTAACTCTTTGTTCACCATTTGATTCAGCAAACCTTGTAACATTTGCAATTCCGGTGACAATTCGTTGTTGGAAATTTTCCGTACATTGAAATATCCATTTACCAATTGTCTTTGAACTGTCCATGCTAAATCGTCAGTAAATGATTTCACTAACATCAGATAACCTTGTTCAGTCAAAAGGACTTTGCTTGTAAAATCGCTATCAGATATAGGAAATAAGCGGCTTCGACGAATTTCGTCTGAGCCTACAATAAAGTAATCTTCACCATCAATAAAACGGCTTTTGTTAGTTCTGAAATTTCTCCCTGCTGTTCCGTCCGGTCTTTTGTGAACCATATCTACATCTTTCAACGTGACAACTCTCTGTCCGTTGTACTCCTTTATGGATATATCAGCTTCACCAATATGAATTAAATCGTTCGTTTTTTATCACCTCTCTTTGCTAAACTTCCCATCCAAAGTTAAATATTTTGAACTTCTGTGGTAAAAAAATATTCCTGTATATCATTCTCTGATAAATCAAGAATTTTAATAGCAGTCAAGATTTCCTGTTGCTTCCAAGGTCTCTTTCCGTTCATTTTTAAAGATAGTGTACGCTCCGAACATCCAAATGCTTTTGCAAAATTGGATTGATTCGAATACTTTTCCACTATTCTCCCTTTCAACTTGCTATAATTAAAAGCCATCCTCAAACCTCCCTTCAAGTTCAATTCTTTTAACTAATTGTATATTATCACCGCACACAAGCCATGTCAATATAAAAATTCAATTATTTTAACTTTTTAAGTTTTATGTCTTGAACTTTTGTTCAAACAATGATATATTCTTATTGGAAAGGAGGTTATAAACAATGAAAAGGTTCACTACCTCGGAAAGATTAAAACAGATAATGGAAGAACAGAATTTAAGGCAAGTGGATATTCTTAATAAAGCACTTCCATATTGCGCCAAATTTGATGTTAAGATGAATAAATCTGATATTAGCCAATATCTTTCTGGGAAATCAGAACCAAGCCAAGATAAACTAGTTATGCTCGGCATGGCTCTTAACGTAACGGAAGCGTGGCTAATGGGTTTTGATGTTCCTTTTGAAAGAAAAGATTCTGCTGCAAAAGCAGAACAAGATTTTGATTTCTATTATAAATACTCTTTGCTTTCCCAAAGAGATAAGGAAATTGTAATGGACATGATAGAATCAATGTTGTCGAGAAGTAAAAACGAGGACTAACCCCATTTCATCAAAAATAACCTTATGAATGTATGCAGGTATTCTAATGTACCTGCATCATTTATTTTATTTATCATATCAATTATATGTTTTTTGTAATCTTCTTCCGCCATTACTTTACTCCTTTTAAAAATTATTCTATTATCTTCCCGAATTTTCTTTGCAACAATTCTTCTAAATCAATGTCGCTTTCGGATTCGATTTTATTGCAAATCATTTCTTCCGGAAGCAAACCTAAGATTTTGAGTACCAGAACCATATTAAAAACTGGTACTCTTTTTCTGTAATCGTCCGATGCTATAAGCTGATTTAATGAACAAAGGTCTTCAAATTGCTTATCGGTCAGCTTAATTCCTACATATTCAAATCCGTCTTTACTTGTGTCTACTCTTCTCATTTTACTTGTCCTCCGAGATAATGTCTTTCGATATATTGTATATGTATATCAATATATCAAGCTGCTTTACACTTTGTACCATTTTGATGATTTCATTCCGATAGTCCTCTTCTTCCACTTCGCACCTCTCAATTTCCTTTCCGCACAGTTAAATTATCAAATAATTTATCGCATAATGCAATATTTTACACAATCTTTTCTTGTATGATTTTTCATACGGTTTTATAATATTTTAAATGAGGACGGTGAAAACGCCAATAAACACCGCCCTCAAAACCGGAACTTGTATCTTCCTTTCCGGAAGACAATTACATTTTAACACGGTTATGAAAGGGGAAAACTATGCTATCGGAAGAAAGGATGCGCTATTTATCGACAAAACTCTCAAATGATTCAGAAAATTGTATTGAGAATTTGAGAAACAACATTAAGTTGTATACCGGACAACCGGATATGACGCAAATTGAATTTACGGAACTAACGGGAATATCTACCGCAACACTGAATAATATCCTTTATGATAAGGGGAAAAAGGATATTCAGCTATCAACGGTCGTTTCCATTGCAAAGGCTTTGAAAATCAGCGTTGATGATCTGATTGGAGCAAACTGCATTGATCCAGTTACACAGGAATCCATAGCCATATGCAAGGCGCTACCTAAACATTCCTTATACATGGTGCGATATTTCATCCGGCACCAAAAGAAAATTAATTCAAAATTGAAACACGGGAAAAAGTATATTTCTGTTTTTGCTCCAAGCTATATTGACAGCCATTTAATGACTACAAACGTCATGGAAAGCGTATGCATAGATCAACTTCCGGAATCTGTAAAAAATAAGGCTTATTGTGGATTCAGAATCCCTTGCAATTCGTTTATGCCGTATTTCATGCAAGGGGAAGTTGTTTTGATTTCTGCCGACCGTGACGCTCTTGACGGCGAACTTTGTATTGTCACTCTTGACGGATATATCTATCTAACACAGAAAACCCACAAAATTATCAACGGAAAGAAAATATGGGAATACGTTTCGGTTATCAATAGTAATCTTGTATTTATGGAAAATGATATTGATGATAAAATCGGATATATTGTCGGATTCCTAAATTCCGATGGGACTTTAGGCGTGAGATAAAAATAAGGGGATGCCACAACGACACCCCCTTTTTATTACATTTCTTTAATTTGCGTTGTAATGCCACGGATAAGGTTGCCGTCTGCATTCATCAGGTAACCCTTGCTTGCAAGTGATTCTGCAAATGCCTTTGCATTCTCTTGCGAAGAATACACACCGGCAATGACATAATACAACTTCTTTTCTTCCATATTTTTTACCGTTTCAATTGAAAGACCGTCATAAATAGCCTGTACCATTTTAGAGCACTCATAAAGCTGAAAATCGTCTACATCATCCACAAAGCAGCACTCAATCAGCATTGCCGGTGATTTTGTATTCTTAAGCACATAAAGACCGTCCGAATACTTGACACCACGGTTTGTAAATCCCAGTTTGGCTACACTGTCGCAAATTGCCTGTGCAGTTTTCTCGACTTCTTTTCCTCTGTTATTTGGGTGAATCCATACTTCAACACCCTTTGTCTTTCCATCTGAAATATATTCCTTTGACAAAGCATTGAAGTGGATAGATATATCCAATTCAACCGTATGCTGATTGCACTTTGCTACAATTTTCTGCAATACATCTTTTTGACTTGTACCATCATCACAGGTGCAATTATGAGCCACGTGTCCGGCACTCTTGATCTTCTCAATTAATCCATTGCAGACATTCCTGTTTTCGTCCGATTCATTCAGATAACCAACAGAACCGCAAGCAACTTTACCGCTTGGATTGTGACCGGCATGAACGTTGAACGACCGAATCTTTTTTGGATGTTCCGGCTCTTCTTCCTGGTCCGCATCGGAATCATACTGCGTGAGATTGTATTTTTCAATGCAGTCAATAAGTGTTTTTGTGTATGTAGGCGAAGTTGCATATCCGTCTTCCTTTATTAACTTGCAGTATTCCTTATAATCTGTTACACCAATAAGGTTTGAATACCTTTTGTTTTTTATAAGAAACTGTGCGTGATCTTCAATGGATTCGTCCCATGTATCATACATTCGGAATTTTGCCACAACATCAACATACTGTCCGTTTTGAAATTCCTTTGTAGATTTCTGATATGTTCTTCCTTTCCATCTTCCATCTGCCTTGATTCCAAACAACGCATTAGCTTCTACCGCAAGTTGACTTGTACCATGTGCACTTTCTATAATTGCTTGTGCAATAGACGGTGATGACAACAAGTTTACCTCCTTGCAAGATGCAATGGTTTTTTCTGCAATTTTATCAATAAACTCTTTTACTTCCATTTCTGTCACCTCACATATCCATGTATTCTGTGTCTAGTGTTTCTTTTTCTTCTTCCGAATTTGCCTTGATTTCTTTCTTTAAATTAATAAAATCATTAAGCTGCTCAAAGATTTTTTTCGCATATATGGTAATGGCAGCTAAAATCATTGTTTTGGGTTGTACTCCCAAAGCATTTCCGATTTCCGGAATTGTTTCTATACAATAAGCCAACGCTACGAACATAAATCCGATCCCGAGGAACTGGATCACTCCATTCAGCAGTTTCTTCCAACTGAAAGAAAACTGTTTCAGCTTTACATTGTTTATAACACCGCCTACAATGTTTGCCAAAGCTAAAATTGCCAATACAACGATTAATTTAATGCATTCTTCCATACCTATACCTCCTTGAATAAAATGTAATGTGGTTTCTGTTCACCAAATAACCAGTACCTTAAATAATCATCAAGCACAATCGCAAAAGCAGAAACTAGAAACCAAAGTAATGTAAATGGCAAACAAATTTGTCCTAAAATATTAAATGGCAAGTTGGAATAATCCCATACTTGCCATCCTAAAACTATGTTGATAAAAAATCCTGAAACAAATTCTAAACAAGTAATAGTCAATGCTCCTATTACCATTTGTTTTACAAGCGGCATATTCCAATCAATATAGTTATTAATACAACCAATCAGGTAAAATGCAATACCACCCACAAGAAACATTGTCCAATGACTTTTACCTCTAAAAAACAGTTCTAATAAGACATAAAGAAAGCCACCTATTACAATAAGAATAAGTGGCTTTACCGCCCTACGCATTTTGCATAGCGTACATATCCCGAAGTACCTCTGACTGATACTCGGTCGGAATATATACACCGTAATCAACAGAATTTACACTTTCCTTATCTGCCATACTTCGAATGTAATTTCGAAGATCACGGAAATAAGTAATGTGATATGTCAGAAAACTTTCTGCCTTTTGCGTAATTAAAAGCATATCTGCCGCTCCATACCAACGGCACTTTTTTTCTTCGTCATTTTCATGCCAAGGAATCTTTTCTTCTCCTTTTTCAGCCTTAGATCTCAGTGTTCCAAGCGATACTTGATCGTAAAGTCCAAGAGAAAAGTTTCCTAACGTTCCGTCCAAAAGATTAACTTCAATTCCATTTGCAATAATCTCTTGTTGTTTGTTGTTCATTTCCTCTATTTTCTGTTCTTTTACTTCATCAAGAGTAGGGATATATTGAAAAACCGCTGTGAATGTTTTATCCGCTTCTATTTCTCCCGTTTTTGGAATTTCAGGATACCATTTTTCAAACACATAATTTTCTTCTGCTTCAACACTTGGTACAATCAATTCATCATAGTTATATACCTCCTGCGTTGTTTTTCCGTTTAAACTGCCGCCTCCACTTGTTGAAAAAGTGACTTTCTTTTTCGGTTCTACATAAACCGATTCATTATTGGAAAATTGCACTGCATTTTTAAGTTGACGATAAATAGTCTTATATGACGTGTAATCCCATTTATCATTCTCTCCAATTCTTGATAAAAAGAATCCGTCTCTTTTTACTGGAAATTCTCCTTTTAACTGGCATATATTTTTTGAAATTTTTGAAAATTCTACTTGATACTCTTTTGTATCATTAAGATATTGTAATTTAAGCATTTTGCTCCTTTCTCCGAAAATTGATTCGGTTTATAAATTAAACAGTAGTTTGGAAAGTCAGCCTAACTTTGTTTATGACTCTACTGGTAAGA